AGGCACAGGACAAGGCACAACTGGATGTGTTTTTCGTGGATGGGAATTTAAGGAATACTTCTTCTAATAACCTAAAAACTATTTGCGCCAATTGCCAGCGGTTGCAAGGGGTCAGACGTCTTGGATGGCGTGTCGGTGATCTTGTTGCTGATGATTAAGTCATCTATTTGTTGATGTAATTCTTCTAGGGTGCCGTTGTTTGTTATGAGATGATCATACTCTGACTTGGCCCATGCATACTCTGATGAATGCACGTTTTTTGGTTCAATATTTCCTTCTACATAATCTGTGAACCAATCGGGATCTTGTCCCCTTTTCACTAACAAAATTTTGCCGCCTATTTCCCTTATTGTTTTGATTTCGTTCTCGAATCTTGTGTCTGCTATCACGGTTGGCTTGCCATCATATCTCGCCATGCAACTGTCTATCCATATGGCATCATGCATACCCTGACGCATTACTTCAGTGCCAAAGTATTGGAGCACCCAACGTGGTGTAACGTCCTTGCCAAAACGTTTGCTCCAGAATGCATCTGGTTTTTCTCTCCATGCTCTGCTTTCGTCAGTCTTGCCTTCTAGCATTTCCCTGTTCCAATTAAACATGGAACTTACAGCATCTTTCAAACTCTTTGCAAATGAATCTTTTCGGAAACCGTGTTTTTGCATCAGTCTGTCCGAGACTGTGCCTTTACCAGAACCTATTAATCCTACTACGCCTATCAACATAGTATTATTATACTATTTTTTTAAACGTTTTTCAATCTCTTTGATTGCCGCTTTTACAGAATTTAGAATTGTTATTCGCAGGCTTTTCTTACGTTGTTTAAGTGCAAGTAGGCTCATGTTTTCCAACTTTTGGACCAACGCTTCTAATTCATCCAACGTAAGATCAGAATAATTTTTATAATCAGATTTCTTCATGGCGCTGTTATTTAAATGGAGTTTGGTGTCAATTAACCAATAACAAAACTGTGTGGTGTACCACCTTCTTGGAAATTACCTATGTCGGTTTCAAGTCTTTCTATTTCCGCTTGCCCCTCGGCTTTCAAGGCATCGCCATTCAATGTGGTGCCACCTTGTGGTCCTGCTATTGTGTTGAACTTGCCTCTCGCTTCTCCTAACATTATTTTAGATACAGCTAGTGTGTAATCTCTTATCCATGGTTTAGAATAAATGTCCTTGAACAATGTTATGTCTGGTCTGAAGTTGTCTGTGTGCATCAGTATTGTTTCGTTGTCAGCACGTGGCTTCTGTGTGATAGTTAATTTTTTAGTTGCTACATCAAAATGGAATTGTATAAAACTTCCGAACATCTTTCCCACTAGTTCTTGGTATGATGCAAAAGCATAATATGTTGCTAGTCCACCAGTGGCACCTGCCCTCAGTAAGTAAGTGTTTGTGTATGCCAAGTTAAATGGTTCAAATAATGTTCCGCCCTCACCACCTTCTGTTCTTGATCCCACAGTTCTTCTGTTCAAGTTTCTAACGTTGATTATCTCGTCAGGCAATATGTAGGTGTTCTGATCTTTCTTAAGTTCAAGAAAAGCATATGATTCTTCAACGGCGTTAGAAGATCTCTGCCTAAATTTATTTACAGCTCTTTCCAGTGCCGTTTGATAGTGTTTTGGGTCTAATTCAACGTCTATCATTCCCTCACCGAGGTTGTTCTTGACGTAATCAAATATTTCCTGCTGACCTGTTTGTAGTTCTGACATACTCATATTTATAGCCTTTGCCTGTGCAATAAATATGTATGATATGCCAAGATTATCCATTTTTAAGCCTGAAAAGGGCAACGACTACAAATTCTTCGATCGGAACATTAGAGAGATGTTTACGGTGGGCGGTACTGATTTACATCTACACAAATACATAGGACCCTACGATCAAGGTGATACAAACAAAGACGGAGCGGCATCACCTAGTCAGCCCAGAGTAACAGGCACAGATTTAAATGAAACAACAATCCAAGATTTGCTGTTTTTAGAGAATAGGGATAGAAAATATTCGAGTGACGTATACACTGTGCGAGGAATATACAATGTACAAGATGCTGACTTTAATCTATCGCAGTTTGGAATGTTTTTACAGAATGACACATTATTTTTAACTGTACATCTTAATGACATCGTTGAAAGAATTGGCAGAAAACCAATGTCGGGTGATGTTCTAGAATTTCCACACATGAAAGAAGACTATTCACTAGACGAGAGCATACCAATTGCATTGAAAAGATATTATGTTGTGGAAGATGTTAACAGGGCGGCAGAAGGTTTTTCACAGACATGGTGGCCACACCTTTTAAGATTGAAAATGAAAACATTAGTTGACTCACAAGAATTCAGAGATGTGATTGGAGATGCTACGACAACCGGTTCTCTTGCAAGTTACATGTCAACTTTCAACAAAGAGAAAACAATTAACGATCAAGTTGTTGCACAAGCAGAGGCGGATGCACCTAAGTCAGGCTTTAATTACAAACAATATTATGTTGCACCTATCGACGAAAGAGGCAACATCAGGACTGAAAATGTAAACACCGAAAGTCAAAGAGCAAGTAGCAGTCAAACTGTAAATGCCAGTATTGATACCCCTGCAAGTTCACACTATGGGTTCTATCTAGACGGTGACGGTGTTGCACCAAATGGTAATCCTGCAGGATTTGGAATATCCTTTCCAATTTCGGGTGTAGACAAGGGCGATTACTTCTTGAGAACTGACTACCTGCCAAATAGATTATTCCGTTATGACGGAGCCAGATGGGTAAAAATAGAAGATTCGGTTAGAATAACTACAACGAACAACGATTCAAGAGCAAACTATAAAACAGGTTTTGTAAACAACACAACAGAATCTACAATAAATGGCTTGACTGTTAGCCAAAGACAGTCGCTGACAGATGCTCTTAAACCAAAGGCTGACAATTAATGCTACACTTTTACGAAGGGCAGGTTAGAAAATTTCTTACTCAATTTATTAGAATTTTGAGTAACTTTTCTGTGGAAACTGGAAAGAACAGTGACGGAACAATTAACCTTAGAGCTGTGCCTGTTGTGTACGGAGATCCAACTAGACAAGTAGCAAACATAATTAGGAATAATTCTGATAATGCATTACAGTACACACCAAAGATCGCGGCGTATGTTAGAGAACTAAATTATGACAGGGAAAGGATGCAAAATCCTTATCATATAGAGAAACAACATCTACGAGAAAGAGATGTAGACTCTGATGGAAATTATACAAATCAATTAGGTGCAGGTTATACTGTAGAAAAAGTGATGCCTTCGCCTTTTAGATTAGAGGTCACAGCAGACATTTGGAGTTCGAACACAGATCAAAAACTACAGATAATGGAACAGATATTATATCTTTTCAATCCTGATTTTGAAATACAAAAAACAGACAACTATATAGACTGGACCAGTTTAAGTTATGTTGAACTTACAGGTGTTACTTTTAGTAGTAGAACAATACCAGTCGGAGCCGATTCAGACATAGATGTTGCAACACTAACATTCTCGATGCCTATCTGGTTATCTCCCCCTGTCAAAGTTAAGAAATTAGGAGTTGTACAAAAGATTATTATGAGCATCTACGACGACGATGGTGGTATAGCAAAAGGGTTAATAGACGGTGAATTAACGTCAAGAAGTTTTATCACACCAAATAATTTTGGATTGTTAGTCACAGGAAATCAATTGAGGTTGTTAGGAACAACCGGTACAAATGTAAAATCTGGAGGTGACGGATTCCACACAGGGGCCGGTGCAAACAACAACATAGATCCATTTGAAACATTTGGTCCAGCAGTTAACTGGAAAATACTTTTAGACCAATATGGCAAAGTGATAAATGGCACGTCACAGATAAGATTGACACAACCAAATGGTAACCAAGTTATTGGTACAATAGCAACAACTACATTGGACGATACAATACTGCTTTACACAATTGATTCTGACACCATTCCTAGCAATTCACTAACAGCTGTCAAAAAAATAATTAACCCAGCAACATTTAATCCAGGTACACCATCGAACGGTGATCGTTATTTGGTAATAAATGATGTGGGAGATTCAACAGCAAGTTTTACAAGTAGCACTTGGGGTACGCTTGTAGCAAAAGTAGGTGACATCATAGAATACAACAGTAGTACGAGCAAATGGAACATAGCATTTGATGCCTCAAATCCTGATTCAACGCAACACTATGTTACCAATTTAAACACGGGTATACAGTATAAATTCAATGGTACAGAATGGGTCAAGTCATATGAAGGTGTTTATACGCAAGGTAATTGGAGTATTGTACTCGACGGAGGCTACCAGCAGACCGAAGATGCCGACGCCAATGATGCAACTACTCCTTGATAAAATAAGTCAATATTGTTATAATAAAGTATGAAAGAAAACATTATCTGTTCCGGAGCCTTGTTCTATTCGACTTCGACTAAACGTTTCCTGTTTCTGCAGAGGACTGATAAAAAAACACAGGGTATGTGGGGATTGGTCGGCGGAAAATCAAAGTTTACTGAGTCTGCTTTTGAAGGGTTGAAACGTGAGGTAGAAGAGGAAGTTGGCATGATGCCAAAGTTCAAGAAAGTTATTCCCTTGGAGATGTTCACATCAAATGATGAGAAGTTTTTCTTCCACACTTATCTTATCGCGATAGAGACTGAATTCTTACCCAAGCTGAATGACGAACACTCAGGTTACTGTTGGACAGCATTTGAATGCTGGCCCAAGAATCTACACATGGGTTT